AAAAAAGAGTTTTGCAAGTATAAAATTTTAAAAAAGACCGAGAAAGAAATACAAAATATAATTAATAAATATAATATTCCTAAAGAAAAATTAATTATTTCAAACTCTAACTCAGCATGGATTCACATTTATTTATTAAAAAATTATTCACTTTGGATATCAAAGGATATAGGTAAACAAATTTCTGACCAAATAGATTCTTTAAATATTTTGGAAAATATAAAACATGATATAAAACAAGACGTAGTTAAAAATTTTACACTAACTAATGATAACGATATTAGTAGTGAAATTTCAATACGCGAAGACAACTATATAAATGTTTCTCAAATATGTAAATTATATAATAGAATAATAGGATTTTGGAAAAGAAATGCTTCTAGTATGGAACTTATTAAAAATACTGAAAATTCTTTTATTGAATATGTCGATGGGACATACGCGCACCCAAATATATCTATAAAAATAGCTAAATGGTGTTCTGACAAATGTGAAAAACAAATATCAGAAATTTTAAATATAAAGGAAGAAAGTGCTATTAGTATTAAAAATTTCAGTTTAAAATTAAAAAACGGTGATCAGTTTATAATACCAATCAGAAAAGATGGATATGTAAACGCAACAGAGCTCTGCAAAGCAGGAGGGAAAAGACTCGATAATTGGATAAGATTAGACAGCACGAAAAAAATTATTATAGAACTTTGTAACTTACTCAGTTGTGAGGAAGTTAAAATTATTAATACAATTCAGGGGAAAAATGGAGCAACTTATTATCATCCAGATTTATCAATTCATTTGGCAATGTGGTTATCATCTTCTTTTGCGATACAAGTATCATCGTGGATTAAAGAATTATTAATAACAGGTAAAGTTGAACTTGGGAATGAAAAAAGCGTTGAAGAACTTGAATGTCTATATCAACAGAAAATAGAAAGTTTGCAAAAATCTATAACTAATATTACAGAAGAAAATATTATTTTAAAAACAAATTTTGTTAATCTTGAAAAAGTGCATAATAATATACTTAAAAAAAGAAAACATCATAAATTTAAGAAAGGATCTTGTTTATACATTGTAAAAGATGATTGGCGGGAAAAAAATTATTTAAAGTTTGGTATTACTAGTGATATTAATTATAGATTACAAGAATACAGAACTATGGTTCCAGAGTGTAAAATCTTATTTTTAATATACCTTGAACATAATAAACTTTTAGAAGATTGTATAAAAATGAAATATAACAAATTATTAACACATCAAAATCATGAATATGTTATTAATATCAAAACAAATGATTTAATAATAACTATCAAAAAATTAATAAAATTTTTGCATATACATTCAACTATAGAACATAATTTAGACATATATAATAATCCATATGATATTAACAACATTGATATTAACAACATTGAAATTAATAAGCAAGGTACAATAACAGAAGTTCATGAAGAAAATAAAGAAAGCGAAGGGAGTGAAGAAGAAAATGAAGAGATCGAAGAAGAAAGGGAAGGGAGCGAAGAAGAAAATGAATTTAAAAATATCACACAGGAACAGCAAACTAATTCTAAAAATATAGATGAAGAAGACTTAATTGTATTAGAAGAAGTGAAAGATTATTTTCCTTGCAAAATATGTAATACCAAATATTTATTAGAAAGAAATTTAGTTAGTCATATGAAAAAAGTACATAATATTGGAATATATATAAATGAAAAGTTATGTACAATATGTAATAAAGAATACTCGACAAAAAGTAAAATGAAAAGACATATTGAAACAGTACACAATAAATCAACAGTGGTAATGTGCGATTATTGCGAGGAAAATTTTTCAAGTCCTGATGGACTAAGATTTCACATAGCAGTAGTACATAACAAAACAACTGTTGTGAAGTGTGAAAAATGTAATAAAGAATTCAGTTCGAATATAACATTACGAAATCATATAAAAGCAATACATGGGCAAGTAGAATTTTTAAACTGCAACCTTTGTGATAAAACTTTTAAAACTAAAAAAGGATACGAATATCATATTGAGAAAATTCATAAAAATATAAAAGATAAAGTTACTTGTAAAGTATGTAGTAAAGAATTTGAAACAAAAAATTATAAATACCACTTATATTCTGCTCATAAATTATTATAAACAAAATTTAAAAATGAATTATATTATTAATATATTAATATAATTTACAAATGAGTAATTTTCCTTTATATGATAGTTTATCTTCCGAAGTTACAAATGTTGATCTTACAACATTAGAAAAAGACGAGTTAATGAAACTTTTAAAAAATATTGACGTAGAAGGTTCTGAAAGAGTATACATTTTAATAAGAATGTATCAACTGGAAAATAGTGAAGATAAAAGTACATTTAAAATACCCTATGGTGGTAAATATGTCAAAAATGATCTTAAATTCGATTTAAATGAACTACCATTTGAGTTGAAACAAATGATCTATAAGTTTGTAACAATGCATTGTAAGACAATGGAAGAAGAAGCGAAGATTAAGAAGAATAGAGGTATCTTCTAAATATATATTATAACTTACGCCCAAATTTTTTAGAATGAAAAATCTACTCGATTTAAAGATGCTTTTTCATTTTTTAAATATCTAAATATAAATGACCCTTTGAATGGTATTATACTATTTGACATCCGCAAAAGATGAGGTTAGTATATTTTACTCAAGATTATAACATGTCTTATAGTTTAAACATGAAGATCTATATTATAAACGGCGGTAAAAAGGTGTCATAAAAAATGAACATACTCAAGCTATAAATTAAATTATAAAAATCACGAGCTTTAATAATGTTCGAAATAAGTAAAAAATTTTTATATATAAAATTATATAAAAATTTCAATAATAATATGATTTAAAACCGTAATTACATAATGAAAAATATGGAAAGTTTAAATAATCTACCTACAGGTAAAACAGTTGTTTTCTATTGTCCTTTTGAAAGTAATAACTGTCTAGTTAGAACTGGAACTAATGACGATGATCTAATTACTTCTTTTATTAATTGTATTTTATATGCATGTTCAAGAAGCTTTAAAGCTGTTGATAATAAAGAAAAAAATGATCTAATAAACAAAGTTAAGAATACAATATTGAATAAAATAAATAAAAAACTATGGATTAATAATGGATTAGATACTTTCAAAAAGTTATTTAAAGAAACTCTTATTGATTTTTACAATTTCATAAATACAGATGAAGTTGTAACAAACACTTTTGTTAAAAAAGTGAGTAAAGAGTTAATTACAAATAAGAAAGACTTTGATTTATTCAAAATAATAACTGAGTTAGTACCATATGATGTATTCATAATAAAAACTGATGAAAATATGAATATTGAATCTTATAAACCAGTTATTGTTAACACTATTAAAACCTATTTACAGAATTTAGAAATACTTTCAGAAATCAATGAAGCCAACGCAGATCATATTATTAAAAGTATATCAAAATTCGCAAATGTTTTAATAAATGAAGTTGAATTCGGATCCTTTAAAAATTATAAATATGAAGTTGATAATATTACTGATATTATAGTTAATGAAGTATCAGATTATTTTAATACTAATATTTATTTTGTAGAATCTAAAACAAGAACTCCATATGTTATTAATGACTTTAATAATTTTACACACTTAAACTCAATTATTGTTCTAAGTATTGAAGATAATCATTATGAAATTGTAGGGGAATTAACACATGGAAATGTTATTAAAAGAGAATTTATATCTAATGATCCGCTTATTATTAAATTAAATTCAATAATCAATATTAAAAAGTCCTTAAAGGAAAATAAAGAAATTTCAGATAGTAATACATCAGAAGAAATTAATATTGACCCAATTTCCGAAAAAGATGAAGATACAGAAAAGTATGAAGATGTAGAAACTTCAGAAAATAATGAAGAAGTTGATACAAATACAGAAAATAACTAATGTATATTGCAGTTGTTATATTTAATAAAATTTATTAAATATAATATTAAGTAAAAATAAAGATTCTTTAATATAATAAATGTTTTTTAATAATGATAAACAGAAAAAATCCAAAGGACAAGAATCCAAACATGAATCAAAACGCGAAAGTGATTCGGATAATAGCTCTTCTGAAGAAGAATTTTCACACTATCATAAAAAACTAACTTCTAAAACTAAACTATATGTAATAGCTGTTGTTTCAAACCCAGCGAGATTTGAAAGGCGATATCAATTATTTAATGAATTTTGCGAAAGAATGAAAAAGGAAGAACAAGTAGAATTAATAACAGTTGAATTACAACAAAGTTCTAGACCATTCGTTACTAAATCGAAAATTAAATTAAGAACGGAACATGAATTATGGTTTAAAGAAAATCTTGTTAATATTGCAACCAGGTATTTACCTTCAGATTGGGAATATATGGCATGGATCGATTCAGATATTGAATTTCAAAATAAAAACTGGGTAAGAGAAACAATTGAACAATTGCAAACATATAAAGTAGTTCAATTGTTTACACATTGTATAGATCTAGGAACTAAACAAGAAACATTACAAGTGCATACTGGTATAATGTATGCATATTGTAACGGTGAAATATACAATCCACCTTCAAAATACGGGAACTATTTTCATGTTGGATATTGCTGGGGTATAACAAAAGAAGCATATAATAATATCGGAGGATTATTAGAGTTTCCTATTTTAGGTTCTGCTGATAATCATATGGCTTTAGCTTTTATAGGTATAGTTGATCAATCACTAAATAAAAATTTACATGAAAATTATAAATTACTTTGTCGTATATTCCAAGATAGGTGTCACAGATATTTAAAGAAAAATGTTGGATATGTTCACGGAACAATACTTCACCATTTTCACGGTAATAAAGCGGACAGAAAATATCAAAGTAGATGGAATATTCTTGTTGATAATAAATTTGATCCATTGGTTGATATTATAAAAGATTGTAACGGATTATGGCAATTAGATAATCAAAAAATCAAATTAAGGGATGATATTATTAGATACTTTAGAGAAAGAAATGAAGATTGTAATGTTATGCCGTGTGATTATAAATATGTTAAAGGTAGTTGGATTTAAAGCCAGATTTTACTTGTGATTTTTATATTATTAATATAAAAATTTATATACACTTTGAAAATTTATTTTCTATTTCTTTTACTTCTTTTACTTCTTTTACTTCTTTTACTTCTTTTACTTCTTTTACTTCTTTTACTTCTTTTACTTCTTTTACTTCTTTTACTTCTTTTACTTCTTTTACTTCTTTTACTTCTTT